AATGGAGGAATGGACTAATGGAGATCGGTAGACTTCACGGGACTAGGAGCTCGCCAGGTACCCAGCAGTTCCAGAAGCTCTGGCCAGGTGCCTTGCTTAGAATTCCATAATGGAGGTTTATCAGCAATGGAGGATGGATCACGGACTATGGCCCCTGGATATAATCGGGTAGACCCTGTAAGAGGGTCCTTGGCCAGTACGAACACTGGACACCCAATGTTATAATGCTTATGTAGCCACGCAATTTGATGAGGACTGAACAGGAGCTTGTTATTTCTTATTATCTTTAATTCAACCCAAAACGCTCTTCTATAAAAACCAAACAAATCAGGTATTCCAAGTCCAGTATTTGATTCAATTCTTGTCCACACAACACCTTGAGTATTACGCTTGACTTGTTTCCATAAATTATGCTCAGGTTTCATGTTTTGTTATGTAACATTTCTCTGTTGTTAAATCCACATTGAGTATTTCTACTCCTAATTTTTTTTGAAGTTTTGTAGTGGGACGATCTATTCTAAATCCTTTTAGCTTACCTGTTAGTCTAAAGCTAACCGTCTTCACATCGTATAAATGAATTATACCGTTTGGATCAACGGTGACTATATCAATACATCCTGTGTCATGAATGGTCTTGAATACTAAGTTGCCCTTCTTGAGCAACCACGTCAGAGCTATCGCTTCCGACAGGTTCCCCTTGTAATGAGTCGGATTCAATAATTTTGGCATTGTCTCCGTTTTCTTGCAATTTTTTTCGTAATTCACTAAGCTTCTCCTCTACATCCTTGGCAGTCATCTGGTCAATACTTCCATGAAGAATTTCTTTTCTGTCAATGTATAAACCAGCAGCCATACCACGATATTTCTCTGCTGCAATCGCCCCGGTAAAATTACCAGCAGCTACGGCTTCGTCACGTAATTTACCTAAAGCAGCTAAATGAGATTTATAATTAATGGAATATCTTCTAGATAACTCGTTACGTCTTGCTTCTATTTCAGTCACTACTAGAGGATAATATTTAGGGTTCTGTAATTTACTTGCCATCACAGTAGCACAGCTTTCTTCGTACCCAGCTTCAGTAGCACAATCTTTTCCACTCTGAAAAGTGCCCTTTGTGATCAAAATTTCCACAAATTTGCGTTGTTTTTCTGTTATATGAGGTACATTTGCCATGTTTTTTTACTTAATATTTGTCTAAATTATACTTATTAACAACAAAAAAGCTAATGTTTTCAATAAAAAGTTGTAAACTGTAAATATCCCACATTATCCTAGGGAACAACTTATTTACAGCTAGAACCCGCTATATAGTTATATTCTAGCAATCTTGTAAATATGTAAACGCTTTTTGGGAATTTGGGTAGAGTTTAGATTATATTTCTGTAGAATAATGTTATAGGGAGAAACAAGAAATGAAGTTGCCTCAGTTTGTAACTATAGGGCCTTTTACTGTTGAGTTAGTTCTGTGTCCTCATGACATTATGTATGAGGTATCTGAAGCTCAAGGTACTTTTGTAGTTAAACCACCTTATAAAATATATCTAGATAAAGAAATGATGGAAACAGGCGGTCCAGATGCTGTTAATGTTTTAATACATGAGTTTTTACACGTAGGTTATTATCAATATCATTTAAAAGATAAAGAAGAAGAAACTGTTGTTAATTCTTACGGTAATTTTATCACAGAGTTATTGTGTCATTCTAAAATAGGTAAATGGATTAAAGCTAATATGTAATTTATTAGGTTAAATACGTTTCTACGTCTTGATAAGTCGCTGGATCATTTGGATTACCATCAGGTAGTTGATCAAGCATTTCTTGTATACCAAATATACCCATATCATAATTACCACGTCTTTTATTTAATAGCATTTTTTGTTCATCAGTTAGTCCAGCCATATAAGTATTTTGTGGAGCGTTATTAATCATCATAGGATTAAGTCCGTAGTTCGTGGCTCCTGGATCTTCTTCCATTATAGGTTGATAAGGTATACCACCAATCATTCCCTTACCTAGATTAAATAGTTTATCGATTCCACCCATCATTCCATCGCGCGGCTGATTCATCGTTGGTCTGTAGTCAATTAAATTTTGCATTCCGCCTTGCATCATATCTTTACCATTTTGCATATTATTACGAGCTCCTTGATAAAGGTTCATTAAAATTCCGGCGCCAGGCAATACTGCGTTAGCTAGCATACTCATAACACCACCACCATAATTTTGTGCGTCTTGCCCAAGTCTTCTACGAATATCACCCATTACTTGCGAGCCTGTTGGCTGTTGCATAGTAAGATTAGGCATTTGCATTCCAAGGATACTTCTACCTTGACTATCTTTAATAACTTGATCACCACGATTTTGAAATTGATTGTAGAGAGCAAGCTTATCGTTAAAACCACTTACATTCATAGGTCTGCCATAATCAGTGGCATTCATTTTCATCACTTGTTGATTAAGATCAGGAATACTCATTCCAGCGTCCCTGGCTTGATTTACATTAATACCCATATTTTGGGCTTGGTTCGTGGAACCCATACCGCCGCGATATTTAGAATTAAAACTATCACGCATACGCGCTTGTTTTTGTTTTTTAGTTTCTTCAGCCATTAGAATCCTAATCCTATATTAAACCGAGGTGAATTGTCACCTAAATTATAATTCATCCCTACATCCAAAGGAATATCGAAACCTCTTTTAGAAGGATCATAACCTAACATAGACAAAATTCCTCCCACGGGATTCACTCTCATATTAGCATTGAAGGAAGGGCTTTGATTAGCACCTAATCCTATACTAGCCCCACCATTAATAGAACTGATTAAATCACCCATTGTTCCCCCTGGATTAAAACTTCGATTATAATTAACAGTAGGCTCTCTAAATCCATTTTGTCCATAACCTGAGTTAACACTTAATGTGCCTGGAAGAAAATCTCCTCCCTCAGTAGGAGTATAACTTCCTATCGGAGTAGAGAATCCAATGCCTCCTTGGTTATTAAGTATATCATACTCTGCGTTGAAATTACCAATACCTCCGCCAACTGGAGCTCCATAACCGAGTCTTAAAAAATCTTGATTTTGACCAAACCCTTTTCCAGCTGCAACACTAAAAGGACTATTTGTATTTTGAAATTTTATGCCAGGCACTCCAGCTATGGCATTAAAAGAATTATTTTTAGCTTCAACTAATCTATTAGGATTGGTAAAATCAATATTATATTGAATGGAATTGTTTCCACCTGGATCAGTAGGAGAACTTCCGTACCTTGGTAGATCTATTGGTTCAGGCCTTCTTTGTATTTTGAATTCTTCTGGTGAAGGTCTATCCCTTTGCATTTGGTTCGGGGAACCCGATTGAGCTTTTTGTTCGCTTGGAGAAGGAGCGTATCTTCTAGCACTACTATGTCCAGCTCTATGAGGCATTATTCTTTGTCTTTTTTAAATTGTTTTAAATACTCTTTAAATAATTGATCGTCTTTAGCTACTCTACGAAACTCATCTAAAAGTTTCTTTTCGGAGTCCGTGGTCAGTGATTTGTGTTTCATTATTTTTTACCTATGACTTTCTTCAATGTTCTTGCTTGCTTAGCATGTGATTTAGATGCTTTCTCCAAACCCTTAATTACTTTTTTAACGACTTGTTTTTTCTTTTTCATTATTTCCTTTTGACTCTTTTATTTCCATCTTTATCTGTAACAGTGTAATATCCTTCATCTTTTAATTTTTTACGTCTTTCAAGCATTAACTTTTCACGTTCTCCTATTTTACCTCTATTAATGTTAGCTGATGTAAGAGCCTTTTGTAGAACTCTTTTATTCGGAACTCCCATTCCGCCTGGTGTATTTGATTTACTTTTAGTTCCCATTCCCATTCCGCCTGGTATATTTGGTTGAGCTTTGCGTGGCTGAACCCTTGGTCTTTTACCAAGCATAGGTCGAGCTCTATCCGCACCTAGGGTAGGTCGAGCTCTATCCGTTAACATTCGAACTTTCTCTTCTAGTCCTTTAATTTTTTCCATATAATCCGACTCTGACATAGGTTTTCTTCTAGGCAGCATACCCTTGAGGCCCCCTGGTCTATTAGCATTTGTAGGTCCTTTTGATATTCTTGTTTTCGCCATAATTTTTCTCCTTAATTAAACTGTTTGTGTTTGGAGCATACAATTTTTATTTGTCAAGATCAAAGATTTATTGACTATAAATCCAAGGAAATATATGTTCATCGATACGTTTCAAAGGAGGTAATTATGGACGAAAATCAAATATTAAAACAAGAATTACAGGATGCTTATTTAGTCATAGCATACCTTCAGAATGAAAAAATAGCTTTAGATGTAGAATGTGGTTGCGATGGTAATTGTGTTTGTCACGAGGCTAATTAATGAGTAATTGTTCTGTTTGTGGTTCTGATAAATGTATTTGTGAGGATAACTGCGAAAGTTGTGGGGCTTAGGACTCTTTATATTCTTTATGGGTAAATGGTTTGGCGCTAATACGTTCTAGCGCCTCTTGACCCTGTGTTACAATCTCATTCCATTCATAATGAGAAAATATCTCTTTTACCCCATTACGATAAGTAACTTGATAAACAATAGTCTCTTTTAAATGTGGTGGATCTCCCACAGTTGGGACAATTTCCACAGTTTTAACAACTCCATGTAACATTATCCAGGAAATGCTAACACATTACGATCTTTTAATCTAGAAAGTTTTTGATATATCAATCTTCTTGTAGCCTCAGCTACTTCAGGGGAATCGTTGACTAACTCATGTTTCCATATGTCAGTACACGCTCTGAGAGCTTCGACCTTTTCTCTTTTATTATTAAAGAAGTCTTTATCCATCTCAATAAGATCTAAAAGCATACGTCTACTTGTTAAAGTTTCAAGATCTTGTGTAAGTACAGTTATATTCATATTCAATAGTATACCTATATTTTATTAATATTATTTACTTTTTTTTCTTTACCCATATCTTTCATAACGTCTTTCCATAAATCATTACCTTCTGCGAAACCTTTTCTCCAAGCTTCATCAGCTACTTGTTCAATCATAAAACATATCTCTGCAACTGTTTTTTCAGTGAAAAGGTGATCTAATTGAGTATGAAAAATATCTTTCAATATTTCTTTTTTATCTATCGTGTGGTGCATCATTTTATTTTTTTCGAATATAGTCATATTACCTCCTTCAGGTAAGGGTTAAAAAGTTGGCGCCTGGTTGACACTTCGCGGGAAATGTAAACCAACAGCTTTTCAGGATTGCTCCTTATATATCTGCCTTATCCGACGTGGCGCCGTCATCGGAACTTTTCAAAGAGGTTTCTTTTAGAATCTCATAGAGTCTATCAACAGCCCATTGACTACTTACTGTAAAGTCACTGTGAACTAACATTTCATTCCACTGTTGTAATTCCCATTCAATCTGTCCTATTTTATCTACCAATTGTTTAGATCTTAAAACTATGGTCGGTAGATCATCAACATTGTCTGTGGTTACGTAGTCAATCAACTTTGTTAAGGCTTCTTTGTAAGTCAACGCTGGACTATTTTTTTTTACTAGCTTTTCCATTTCTTCTCTCGTACTCCTCATCTATTAATCTTTTTAAAAATCCACCCATCGTAGAGTAATCTGCCTCTGCCATTGGTTTCGCTTTTTCGTACACTGCTATTTTCAGTGCAACTGATTTGTATTTTGCGGCATCCATTTATGTAACTCCTGTTATTATTGATAATATATAAAGTAAGAAACCAAGACACATTAGCCATCTCCAGTTGAAAATGGCGATCACAAGTAATATTATTGTTATAGTTAAATATACTAACATGTCCTAATTTCTTATAGATTAATATAAGGATTTAGTATAAAATGTCAAGTAATTAGGAGGATTTAAAATGTTAAAGTATTATCTCGTAATGGTTTTTTGCTCTCAACAAGTAACCGGTGACTTAAATAAGTGTGTAGAAATTAAGGATACACAAGCTTTTTCAACAGTTTCTGAATGTATGATTAAAGGAATACAGCTTAGTTCAGATCTCACTGATGTTACAAATATAAAAATAAGTTGTTTAGAATTAACGAATATTTAAAGAATTAGGGAAACGTTTATCTTCTGTGTAGCAAATATAAGCGTATTCCCAATCTTTTTTATATTCAGTTCGGCAATATTCTTTTATTCCCGCATCATTAAATTCTTTTTGTTTAAAAAACCCGTTAAAGAAGTTTAGGAAGTGGTTCTTAGCACTGTCTGTTAGATTCATCATAACCATGTTATAGATCATAAAATAAAAAAGAGTTGTGCTATAATTCGAAGTCTGCTGTGAATTCTATGTCTATATCTTCAACAGGCATAAATATAGTTTTTCCATTTACTTTCTTTAAAAAAGTTTGTCTACAAACAATACAATGAAAGAAATCTTTTTGTACTTTAAACATAGGTACAACTATATGTTCGTAGCTACAGTCAGGACAGATAGAGGCTTCTATCTTTTCAACTACTTTGCTTCGCCCCATGATGGCCCCACTTCCGCGTCAAGCTTGATAGGTACTTGAAGCTCTACTGCATTCTTCATTATTTCTAATATTTTATTTTTCTCTGCTTCACTATAGAAAGAACAGTTCAACTCATCATGAACTTGAATGTGAGGAATAATACCTTCTTTGTGCAAATCTACCATAGCCTTTTTAGTCATGTCCGCAGCTGAACCTTGAATAATTTTATTTAATGCTTTGTAAGTAAAAGCTCTTTTAATTTGTTTGCCATGCTCTCGTTCAGCATCGTCCCTGGTCAGTGGTTTATGAATTCCATACCTGGCTGGTTCCCACTTATCAAATCGACACTTACGACCAAGTAAAGTTCTTACCTGACCTACATCTGCTGCTTTCTTCATAGTTCGTTCAATCATTTCTTTTACAAAAGGAACACGATTATGATATTTATCAAATAGATCTTCAGCTTCACCAAGTGTAACACCTAGCTGACTAGCTAATTTGTTTTTACCCATACCATAAAATAAACCTAAATTAATTGTTTTAGCCTTCTTACGATCTATCTTAGCCATTTCCGATACCATCGTGTGGAAGTCTGTATTAGGATCTTGCTGATAGGCTTTAACGAAATCATCAGCGCCTTTAAGTCCACCAGCAGTTAAACTAGCTAAGTGTACTACAAGTCTTGGTTCCTGTTGCGAATAGTCAAAAGAACCCCATTGAGCGCCTTCTTCTGGCTTAAATAAAGATCTGATCAGTGGTCCGAGAATCTTAGAGGAAGGGACTTGTTGTAAGTTCGGAGTATTGTAACTCAATCTTCCTGTTACTGTTCCGCCTCCATCACCTCGTAGCTGGTTAATCTCTGCATGAATACGACCATTCACAGAATGCTTTAAAATTGTATCTATAAATGTTGTTCTTGCTTTATTAAGTTCCCTGGCTTCTGCAACTTGTTGAACCAACGGGTGCTCATGAGTACGGAGGAATAACTTATCGAACTTTGGAGCTCCCGTTAATTCAGTTCGATCATAGGGCAGATCGAGTTGATCGAACATCTTTGCAATAGACTTAGCTTCCCAAACATTCACAGTGACTCCTGTTTTGTCTTTAATGTTTTTTAAAAAACTATTCTCTTTAATAGATAAAGTTTTCTTTGTTTGTTCTGCCTGGTCTACGTCAACTTTAACACCATTCCATTTCATATCGATTAAGACAGGAAGGACTTCGTGCTCTAACTCATTTATATAAGTTAAATCTTGTGCAATAATTTCTCTTTGAAAAATATGATAGAGCTTTA